CCCACTGTTCGGTTGCACCGTTGGTTGATACTATTTGAATAAGGTTTGATACTGTTCCGTCATACGTTCCAGATATAACTTTAACTGATGCTGGAAGTGTTAAGGTAAATTCTCCTGAAATTATGAGGTCTTTAACCATTCCGGTAGATATGTTTGAAAACGTTAATGTTGTGTCCACTGATAATGTTTTTGTAAATACTTGTGCAGAGCTAAAGTCAACGTCACTTGCAGATAATGCTGCTGCGGTTGTAAATTCAGCTCCAAGCTTGTCATATGATACAGCATTATCATTTAATACTGCTGAGGTTACTTTAGTTAATGCCATGTTTTATTTTTTTATATTTTCGTTTTATTCATTTAAGATATATAACTTCAAATCGTTCATTTTAAAAATTTGGTGTGAATTTTTCTACATAAGTACCCGCACCAATCCAAGCGAAGCCAAGCGTTGAATCATAATCAGATGCCCCTCTAAACTTATAATTTGATGGCATATACCAATCCGAAACGTTAGTTGCACCAGCAATGTCACGAACAAAAACTTGTGTACTGCTTGTTGACTTGTGTAGAGAACCACCTGCGTGCATAAGTCCTACGTCATTTGTATTACCAAGCGAAAAACCTCCTTGCGAAACGCCAGACGTGTTATAAGTATAAATTGTGGAACTTGATTCTCGTATAACGTAAAAAATGTCATTATCATCGCAAACAGCGTCATTAGCATAATATCCAGTTACACTAAATTCAAAATTTTGATAAACACCACTTGAATTGTATTTTCTTAATTTTGATGAAGATGAACGATTTATAACCCAAAACGAACCATCACTTGTAATTGCAAGTCCATATTGTTGACCAGTTCCAATAGAAGAACTTGTTGAGATATATGCGCCAGTTGTTGCGTTTCTTTTTACAAAGTAATGAAAACCAGTTGCATTTTCACGTTCAAGAGTATATAAATAACCGTCAGTTGTGTGAAAACAAACCCCGAAAATAAAACTATAATATGAATTAAACGTTGTTGAAGTTGGTGAAAAAGAAACTGGATATGTTATTGGGGGTTCACCAACTTGAGTTATTCCACCTACACCAAAGAATTTTTTATTATTCATTTAATTAATTTTTAAAATTCATACGATTGCACATTTGCCTTTGTTGTAAGTGCGTTGACTGCTGCTTCGTGTGTGTCGCATTCCGTTCTTAATGTCGCACGTGCATCAAGTATTTCTTGTGGTGCTGCGACTCCTTCTTGAGCGCGAATTATATACCAATCAGTTTCAACAAGTTTGTCGCGATAAGTTTGTTTTAAACTTGCAATTTTTGCTTCTTTTAATTCAGCTAATGTTTCTGACCAAGTTAAATCAACAACCGGATAAGTGTAAACATTATTGTTTGAATCAAATTCAATATCGCCAAGTGTTTGAATGTTTGAATTATATTCGGGAATTACGACATCATAAAACCCATAAGATTGCAAGTCTGAATCTGACAATAAGTCAAACCCACCTATTACCGTTCCCCAAGTTTTTGGAAGTTTTGAATATGTTTTAATTGAACCGTTTATTTGTATTGCTTTCATATTTATGGAGTTGTGTCAGCTGCGTAAGCTGCGATTGCGTAAGTTAAAATTGCGTCTGAATCATTGTCATCAATACAAAGTACTTGTATTATATTTGTTGCCGCAGTATCAAGTTCAGTTGCTCCAACGCGATTAATTGCAGACGTTGTAAAATCGTCAGACAATGTAACCACCGCACTTGACAACGTGCCGCTTAAAAGAATATCAATTGCTTGGCCTTTATTAATATTTTGAATATTTAAAGTAACTGTTGTAAGTGCACCAGTTAATTCAAATATTGAATAAGCTGATGCATCTAAATTTATAGTACCACTTGTTGTAGTTATATCTTGTTTTGATGTAAATTTTGTTTTATCAGCATATAATTCTGTAAAATTATCATTTGTTTTATCAAATGCAGATCTGATCGTTTCTCCTGTACCGTCATTTGCGGTAGTTCCAATGTTAATAGATTGTTGTGCCATTTTAATATGTTGTTTCGCTTACTTTATATGTTGTTGAATCTGATGTTAATCTAGTTGTATCAGCAGTTGCAGGGTAATCAGGCCCTATATTATACCACCCGTACCCGTTCCATAACTCTAATTTTAATGTATCTGTATTATATCTGGTCTGTCCGTTAATTGGGGAGGGGGGCCTTTGTGCCGTTGTACCGCTACCAATCCCGCTACCACTAGATACAGATACAGCACCTATAGTTACAACTTCAATACTATAACCGCTTAATGGTGCTGTAACAAATGTTAAAGTTGTTCCACTTATAGAATACTGGTCTTTTTCCTGATATACTCCTTGTATAAACACAAAAGATGTATCAACATCT